TGAATTGCTGGAAAGAATAGAAAAACACAAATTTTGTATTCGTTTGATTGATGCAGAGTTATCTAAAAGAAATGATAATTCAGTTTCTATCAAAAAAGGGATTAAAATTAAAACAAATACTTCCTCCAATGATGCTATTAATAAAGTTTTGCCTAAAAAAGCTTCTTCATCTAAAAAGGTTTCACCTAAAAAGGGTTCTTCACCTAAAAAGGCTTCTTCACCTAAAAAGGCTTCATCTAAAAAGGATATAGCTACAAGAGATGATATGAAAGTTATTCTTAAAAGGAAAGGTATTGAATTTAAAGAGAGTGCAAATAAAATGGAATTACAGGAACTTGTACGTAAAAATAATTTGGTTAGAGTTGTTGAGAATTATCATAAAGAGAGGTGTGCAACTTAATATTATTATACGTACTAAATTATAAAAATATATCTTAGGAATGATTAATGAAATTCAATAAAAATTTGTCGATTATAATTAAAAATAATAGAATAATATCAAGACAAAACGGGAGTACCCCAGGAGTTTATAAATTTTTTAATGTTGAACCAAATACAAAATATAAAATAAATTTATATGGATATAATTCTCGTGTTGCTACAACATTATGGATGGTTGATAATGAAAAAACTTCAAATGATTTAATAAGAGATGTAACTGATTTGTATTATCAAAGTAATAATCAAAAAATAGTAAAAATAGGAGTTTTATTTAAATATGCCAGGTATGGAAATTATTTTGATTTAGGTGATATTTATCTTACAAAAATAGATAATTATGAAAATACTCAAATAAATAATAGTATAGTTAATAATTTGAATGATGAGATTTTAAAGGAGTATTATTTAATTAAAGATGAAATTAATAAATTATCGATTTCTATAATTATACCATGTCATTATAAACATTTTAAATATTTATCACAATTATTAAGTTTTTACAATCATCAAACAATAATACAAAAAGAAATTATAGTAGTATTATCTCAATCAAATATGTTAGATGAAAAAAGTATTGAAGAATTGAAAAATAATAAATATTTATATGAATTAAAAATTATTTGTGTTAAAGAGAAAAGTCCAGCAGGTAGAAATAGACATTTAGGATCAAAAGATGCAACAGGAGATATTATAATTTTTCAAGATGCAGATGATTTACCTCATTTACAGAGGAATGAGATAATATATAAATGTTTTATTAATTATCCGCAAATTGATCATATATTGCATGGATATTCGAGATACCATATTATTTATAAAAAATACAATATTAATAATATACCTATAAAAATATTTAACCACAATATGTTTTATAATCATAATGAAATGGCATCATATAATTTGACAAATGGTAATATAGCTATTCGTAAAAATGTGGTTGACAAAGTTAAATGGGAAGATGAAAAATATCGTGGTCAAGATGTTATATTTAATAAAAATTTATATACACTTTTAAGAAAATATTTGATAATTAGATTACCATTATATGTATATAGAGAGAAATTATCTGTTAAAAAATATGTAATCGATAATAATAATCGTATGCGATTTAATATATAAAAATATATATTTTGTGTAAGTATATGTTTATATTAAATAATAAAGTGAAAGTAGTAGATAATAGAGTAATAGTATATCAAAATTATAGTACACCTGGTGTATATAAAATATTTAATGTAAATAGGAATACTAAATATAGAATAATTTTAGAAGGGTATGAAGGTTTAATTAATACAAAACTATGGATAGCTGATATGAATAATAGGAAAATATATTTTAAAAATATTTCTAATATGGATATTATATATCATAATTTTAATTATAATAGGATTAAAGTTGGTGTATTATTTAGTGGTAATTTTAAAATAGGTGATTATTATAAACTACAAGATATAAAAATAATAGAAAATTTAAAAAATACAAATAGTAACATAAATATAAATAATAATGAAATAAATGAATTGAAAATGTATCAAGATATAAATAATAATGAAATAAATGAATTGAAAATGTATCAAGATATATATTATAATATAAAATCTAAAATAATACAAAATAATAATAAAATAATAGAAAACGATAATAAAATAATACAAAATGATAATAAAATAATACAAAATGATAATAAAATAATAGAAAATGATAATAAAATAATAGAAAATGATAATAAAATAATAGAAGAAACTAAATTATTTACGAATGTATTAGTAAAAGATAAGATAGTTATACAATTATGTACTGCATATAATATTAAGTATTTTGATTCATATGCAAAAAGAAAATATCATTTAACATCCTATTATGATAAAACAAAACCTGTTATATTTTATGGTTGTTATACTAATTCAGACTTACGTAGAATTAAAAATCATACAGGACATAAAGTTTTAATATGGGGAGGTTCAGATATTATGAATAAGAGTATAATATCATCTGTATTTAGAATAAAAAATTTAAAACATATTGCACAATCTTCATTTATAAAGAAAGATTTAAAAAGAAATCATCAAAAATATATTTATTTACCTTTTGCACCAACAGTTAATTATAATTTTTATTCACCTGTAAAGAAAGGATCATGTATTTATGTTTATACTAATGCATGTAACCAAGAATTTTATGGTTCTAAAATTTATTATAAATTAATAAGACAATTTCCAAGAATAAATTTTATTATAGCGACAAATGTTTCTTCATATTATGAAGCAAAGAGAAGAGGATTGAATTATAAATATTTACAAACATTTAATCCCTGTGATATGCATAGAGTCTATAACAAGTGTTTTATAGGTTTAAGATTGACAAAACATGATGGAATATCTGCAACAGTTCAAGAATTGGGTATGTTAGGTATTAAAACAATACATAATGGTAAAACACCAAATTGTATAAATTATAATACATATGAAGATATTGTTAAAATTATTAAAGAAGAATATGAGAATATAGGTAAAATAGATGAAAAAGTAAGTTGTGATACAAGAGATCATTTAAAAATATGCGATGATTTACTACCTTATTTATTTGATACTATAACAATAGGTAGTGAAATATATGTGATGATAAATTATAATAAGTGGCAAAGTTACAAAAGTTATATTAAACGCAAGAAGAATATTTGGGTAATGTACAATAATAATGGCGATAAAATTAGAAGAAATAATGATATATCATCATATGTATTGCCGACAGAAGGATGGTATTAAAATATATGTGATAACAAATATTTATCACATATAAATATGACAATAAATTGCTGAAGTATTTGAATTTAGGAAAATAAAGTGTTGTAAAAAATAGGATATAAAAAAATATAATAAAATATAATATATATGAATAATAAAATCATGGAAAGCATAAAATATTATCACGATTTACCATTTTATTACAAAGATATTTGTTACAGTAAATTTAGATACTATTTTCAAACATACATTAATACTTCTTATAATAATTCTAAAATAACTGATAATATTTATATTTCAGATTTTCCATCTGCATGTAATAAAGATAAATTAAAAGAAGATGGAATTACACATATTTTATGTGCTATTTTAGGACTTGATCCAATCTTTCCGGAAGAATTTACATATAAAAACGTACATGTGAGAGATGTAACTCATGAAAATTTAAATAAATATTTTGATGAATGTGTAGATTTTATAGATTCGGTTGTTAAAAGCGGTGGTAAAGTTTTAGTTCATTGTTCTTATGGTGTTTCACGTAGTGCAAGTATAGTACTTGCATATTTAATAAAAAAACATGATTTAACATATGATGAAGCTTATAAATTTGTGAAAGCACGTCGTGATATCATAGAACCAAATGATGGTTTCAAGAAGCAATTAAAGAAATACTAAGCTTTTTTATCGCAAATAAATTTGGCAGTAAAAAGCTTTTTAGACACTTGTAATAAATTATTTTACAAATTAGTTAAACTAATATCTCTGAACTTTATAAAGAAGTATTCTATAATATTTCTTTATAGTTTGCAAAAAAACTTTAATATTTAATACAATTTTTTGGATAGATAATAACCTCTGGTTATTATCAAACACTTACCAGCAAACTTGTTTGCGTTCGCTTTTAGCGATTTCGTGTCAAGCTTTTTTTATCGCAAATAAATTTGGCAGTAAAAAGCTTTTTAGACACTTGAAATAAATTGCCAGTTAAGCTCTTGACAAATTCCTTTCCAAATATTATCATATCTTAGTAATTTATTATTATTTAATATGGTGTAAATGTTCACGAAAGTGATAAAAATTTTTATAACTCATTTTTATAAAGAAGTATATATATATTATATTTCTTTATATAAAATAAAAAACTTTTCATTCCAAATTTATTTGCGGTGTGAAAAAGTTTAATAATATTCATTACCGTTTTTTAATTAAACTTTTACTGTTAAATTTATTTGCATTGAAAAAAGCTTTTTTAAACACTTTTAATAAATTCCCAATTAAGTTCTTTACAGATTCCTTCCCAAATTCTGTCTTGTTGATGTAATTTTTCTCTACTTTTTAGTAAAGGAAAGAGACTTTTAAGTTCATCGAGACCCAATAGTTCAACAAATTTGTGTAAAACATAAGAGTAAGATAAGAAATTCTTTCTATTTTTTTGTATATTTGGACAAACTTTAGCAAAAGGTTCTTGAATTTCCTCAAACATACGTTTAAGTTTTTCTTCAACATGAGGTTTAATCGTTGGTGGTTGTTTACCATTTAATCTGCAAATAATGTGTGGAACATGTTCATAATATTTATTGTAACCTAATTTTTTAAGATAACCACGTACCTTTTCGTTTGTTAATAATGCTAAATTTGTAATTCGTTCTTTTTTAATTTCGATCAATAATTTATCGAAAACTTCTTGGCTAATATCAGTGCTTTCTCTTGCTTGTGTTTGACTTAACCCGTCAATATAAAACCATTTATACAATTTGTATAAACTCATATGCTCGGGTCCTCTAATAAGACTTCATCATATGACCCTATCTCTAGGGGGACGGACTATACCTTAAGCCATCATTGAGATTGATTAAACCTCTCAGACCCACTCTCATCTAGTCTCTGAACCTTCCCCATATCCTTATCATAATAGACTTAGGGGCTTGGATGCGGATTGTCCAATCTTTTGCGTTGTTACCATACTCAGGGGTATTACCTCGACCACTTCATAGTTTCCAGATGAAGCTTGGTAGCAAAAGTTCTTAGGAGTTTCCCGCAATTTGGGAGTGTTGCCTTTAAAGAATTACTTAATTAGAATAAATTTCGTTCAATAAAGACTAGAAAGTTTCGAAATATAAACATATTTTCATTTTATTTTTGATAAAACTTTTTTTGAAAAAGTCTATAAATACGGTATCTCCACTATTTATCCTTCACACCATACCGCAAGGTGAAGGTAGCTTCCTGTTCAGAACAGTTATATGATCAATAACTTTAATCAACAACATTGTAATCTTGTTTTACTTGATTTAACGTTTCAATACAAATGCGGAGTTTTTCTTCCATGGATAATTTTTTGTTAGTAAATTTTCTGGTATATCTTTTACTTTTTTAACATGATATTTTCAGCGCCTATCTGTTCCCCAAGGTGTGTCATATTTACCAATGTATTTTTTAGCTTGTCCTATATAGGATTTACCATATGTTTTATTTGTAATTTTATAGATTTCTCCGTAGTGCACTTGTTTGTTTATAGTTACTATATATGTATCTTATCTTTACAAAGTTTTAAATTCGTTAATAACAAGTAAATATAATATTTTTTAGTTTATCAACCAAAAAATAACAAGAGTTTGTTGTTAAAGTCCTTAGATGATCTAAGAATTCTGAATAATGATTGCGTCTCTTGTAAGCAAAATATGATATTTCAGGAGGTGGATCTTTGTATGATGGTCTATCGCTATCGATTACAACGAATTCAGTGTCTCCACACATTTCGCAAACCATAATACCTTCTTCTTGAATAAGTGTTTTTTCGCAATTGCATATATTGCATTTGGTATAATTTTTTTCGACATTGATGCAACCGATATATGCTGGGTCAACAATTTTAAGGTATTGATCAAGCATATCGGCACGTTGGAAGTTTTCTTTGGTTATAACAAAATCACTCATTTTTTTATCAATATTATCGTTTTTATTTTCATCATTATTTACATTATTATTATTTACATTATTATTATTTACATTATTATTATTTACATTATTATTATTATTATTTACATTATTATTATTTACATTATTATCATTATTATTATTTACATTATTATCATTATTATTATTTACATTATTTACATTATTATTATTTACATTATTATCATTATTATTTGTAATAGGATTTGAAAAAAAGTTAACAATAGATGTTTCAGTTTTATCTATTGGTGTAGTTTTAATATTTTCTTTATTTTCAGATTTTAATGCAATGGAATCTATATTATTATAATATTCACATAATAAATCACCAGTTTGTAAATAATATTGACTTTCTTCTTCATCATTTTCAATAATATTTATTTCATTTTTTATATTTTTTATTGAATCAGCTAAAGAAAATTTCTCATTTAATTGTTCCGTTGTTAGCTCTTTATTTGGAATTTTCTTTAGCTCATTATATTTATTTGTTAAATTAGATAAGGTTTTGCGCTTTTCAGGTAAAGATTTTTTTATTTGTTTGAAATGTTTCATCATTTCATTATGTTTTGCATCAAGTGTAACTCTATTATCACCTATAAACGGTTTTTTATTTTTTGCTTTGAACATTGACATTTCATAATTCATTATATGTAAAAAAACTTTAAGTAATTTAAAATATTAGAAATATTTTAATAAACGCATAAAAAATTTGTATCAAAAGTATAGGATATATTTATTAAATGCGTAAATAAATATATAATTAAAATATGTTAAATAAATATATTAAATACCATGACAGGTAATAACAATGTTGAAGATACATCATTAACACTTCAGAAGATGGTGTTTATATATAATGCATTATTAAAAGGTTGGACAATACGAATGATAGAAAATGATAAATTTGAGTTTACGAAAGATCTTGAATCAATAAAGAAGGAGGTAGATTTAGCTGATTATTTAAGAAAATTTATACAATATAATTTGAATATTGAAAATTTGCGTACAATATAAATTAATTTTTATAAGATTGTATTCAATAAAGTTTTATATTATTTAAAAAATAATATAAAATGTTTAGTATTATAAAAAAATAATGTATATAAAGCGATTAAATACATTATAATTAATTAATTAATTAAATAATTAAATTTATTTTGAAAAATTTTTTTCTAACCATATATTATAAAAAAAAATGGGAGGAGGATTAATGCAACTCGTCGCTTATGGCGCACAAGATATCTATCTTACAGGTAACCCACAAATCACCTCAAATTAAAGGGGTTGAAAAGTAGCGAGTATGTCATAAGAAAGATAGTGACATAATAAAACTCTTAATGGTCTTTCCAAAAACTTTTTTACTGTCAAATTTATTTGCGATAAAAAAAGTTTGATTAAAAAAATCTAAAAATGTATAAAAATATTCTAAAGATGTTTTTGGTCAAGCTTTTTTATATCGGACTTGTTTGTGATGTCAAATTTATTTGCGATGAAAAAGCTTTTTGTCATAGCTGCTAGTATTGTATTTCTTAGAAATATGATGCGACACTGCTCAATTGCGGGAACCCCCTTACCAAAAATTATTTAAAGATTATTTTATTTATTAAGTGTAATATGAATTGTAAAATCTGTAATTCTCAAAACAATTTCATAAGAAAAGGAAGAAAAGTATGTACTATATGCGAAAATAAACAACGCAAAGATAGATACAATAAAAATCATGATAATGAATTATCACGAAGAAGAGAATATAAAGATCAAAATCCAACTAAAATTAAAGAACAAAAGAAAGAATATAAACAAACAGAAAAATACAAAGTCTATACAAAAGCATATGTTAAAAATAAATATGAAAACGATGCTAATTATAGAGAGATAAAAATGTATAGACGTAAATTAAATAAATTTATAAAGAACGAGTTGATAACATTCAGCGAAATAGATTGTTCTTATGAAAATTTAAAAAAATGGTTGGAATTTAATTTCGATAATAATATGTCATGGAATAACTATGGCACTTATTGGAATATTGATCATACTCTTCCTTTAACTGAAATTAGAGAAGATCTAATAAGTTGGAAAAATTTATTTCCAATGGAAAAAGAAGAAAACAGTAAAAAAAATAATAAAATTATAGATAGTATTATTATCTATAGAGAACAACAATTAATAAAATATCTTAAAAATAATGAGTAGGACTATTTATAAATCTATAAGTAGGAGCTCTAACTACCCATTCTTATTGAGAAATCTTTAAGAAGAACCCGGTTAATGGCCGGCTCCAATGGTAAAAACGTTAGAGATTGGGCAATCCGCAGCCAAGTGCTAAACATTTATAGTCTCTATTGAAGAGTTTTATAAATGCATGCTAATGGTTCAACGACTAAATGGTAGTGGGCTTTTTGTGAGTATTACAAAATATTCAATAAAAGGCTTAAGGTATAGTCTAGTCCCTCATTTTAATTTTAATTATGTATTAATTAGATATTAAAATAGTTAAATACTGTGAAAGCAGGGGTATTAACGTTTTCAAAGTGGTTTACAGAAGACATACAAACTTCTCAATGGAATCGATCGAACAAACCTCAACATGTTAGGGGTGGAAAAGCATTCTGCCTAAAGTGATGTGGATAACTTTAGGATAATTCAGTTGGTATTCCACAAAGCTTTTTTCAAAAAAGCTTGACACGAAATCGCTTTAGCGATTGAGTGAAGGGCGACAACCATAGGTTGTCTTCTGACCAAAAAACTTTATCACAAAGTTGGTCAAATTTTTAGAGAAAAAGGTTTTATACAGATGCTAGTGAATAAATTATATAGATGATAAATAAATATTGTAAATAATTTATTTGCAACATGCCTGGTTCCTGGAATCCCCTAAAGCTATTGGTACTGAATTATTTGAGAAATCTTATAATTCGCCGGTTAATTACCGGGTATAGTGACAATCCAATAGATGTAACAATGGGCAATCAGGAGGCGAAAACCTAAACGGCGTTAATAGTAGTCGCATGGTTTCGTCGCAACGACTGGTAAGGTGTGGGTCCTAGAATATTACTAGATATTTTATGATGGGCTTAAGGTACAGTCTAGTCCCCTTGGGAAACCTTGGGGTATTTCGTTAACGGTCAAGCAGATTTCGGAAAGAAGGTCCAAGCAACAATTTCGCGCAACGGTGATTTAATTCACCGTATGTATCTCCAAGCTACATTACCCGAGGTTCAGTGCCCATGCTCTGAATCCAAATGCTTCAGATGGGTCAACTACATTGGTCACGCTTTAATCAAAACTGTCGAAGTTGAGATTGGTGGACAAAGAATTGACAAACACTACGGTGATTGGCTCAACATCTGGAACGAACTCACCCAAGAACCCGGTCACCAAGTTGGTTACGATAATATGGTTGGTAACACCATTTTCTTAACTGGTGCTGGTCTCTCTCACGCTGAAGCAACAACCCTTTACATTCCATTCCAATTCTGGTTCAACTAATCCTGCAGGACCTGAAAAACAGTCCGCCCTAGATTATGTGGATATATCTAGGGGAACTCCGGTTAGTATTCCACAAAGCTTTTTTCGAAAAAAAGCTTGACCAAAAAATTTTTAAAAATATGGTCAAAATTTTTAGAGAAAATGGTTTTATACAGCTGTTAGTGTTATATCCTATTTATAGGTATAATGCGACACCTCCAAATTGTCGGGAACTTCCTAAAGCCGTAAAAGTATTTAAAGGTAAAAAATAATAAAAATATGAAATAAAGTAATAAAATCCTTTAATTATGGGGTACCAAGCTATATAGGAAACTATATAGTGGCTCAGAGCGGAACTGAGGTATGGTAACAATCCCCCGGATGATTGACTTATTAGTCATGAAATGGATAATCCGCAGCAAAGCTCCTAAGTCCGCTACACTTTCTTTAATAAAGAAAGTATGATCAAAGAAATGCGATCAACATGATAGGATACGGAGAATGTTCAACGACTAGACGCTGGTGGGTCGGAGAAGTCTAATCAACTTCGATGATGGCTTAAGATATAGTCTAGCCCCATTCCGAAAGGATGGGTAAAATCTTGTTAAAATGTCAAACCTAACCGTTGCAGGAACCCCGGTTTGGCTTTACCCCTTATTGCGCTCCAATATCACGAAGTCAGAATCTGCCTTGAATTCAGAAACAAGGAAGAATGCTATGTTGCCAAACTTGGTGGCAGCTGTGGTGGATCTGACGGATGCAACCCAGGCGAATGCGATCTCTGTGTCGGTTCTCTTGAATACGCATCTCTCTTCGTTGACTACATTTACTTAGATACTGACGAAAGACGTAGATTCGCACAAGTATCTCACGAATATTTAATTGAACAATTACAATTTACTGGTGATGAATCTACCACCAACGTAAACGTTAAGGTTAAACTTAACTTCAACCACCCAGTCAAAGAACTTATCTGGGTTGTCCAACGCGAAGACTTCTGCTGCAGAGGTGTTAACCAATGGAACAACTACACAGATAACTACGATGATGACTGCTGCGCTGGCTGCGACTCTTGTGGTTCTGGCGAACCATGCTCTATCTGTGGCACAGATAAATCTTGCTGCATTCTCAATACCAACGTTGATACCGCATATGGTGGTCGCACAACATTCCCACAAGGTCCATCCAGAGGAGGTTTCGATAACAGAGATGGTCCAGTCAGCCCAGTCTGCCTCTCATGCTACGAACGCTGTGATGGTAACAGCATGCCCCAAGGTCCAGGTAACGATGGCTGTGGTCCAGTTAACTTCGGTTCCATCAATGTTGGCTTCGGTGGTGGTGGTGATCACGCACTCTACCCACTCAACGCTGGTAGAAACCCAGTTGTTCGCGCTAAGCTCCAACTTAACGGACACGATAGATTCCAAGAACGTCTTGGATCTTACTTCAATCTTGTCCAACCATACCAACATCACACCAACATCCCATCCACAGGTATTAACGTCTACTCATTCGCACTTAAACCCGAAGAACATCAACCATCTGGTACATGCAATTTCTCAAGAATTGATAACGCTTGCTTACAAATGCAACTTACACCACTTGCTGTCAAAGGTGCCGGTGCAAGAATTCGCGTGTACGCGACAAATTATAATGTTCTCCGTATCATGAGCGGGATGGGAGGCTTGGCTTATAGCAATTAAAAAGCTTTCAACAAGTTTTATCAAGTATTTTCTGTTAAAAATATGTTAATATCTCAAAAATAATTAACATAGAATCTTAATTAGATTTTTTTTATTAAATCGCGCATTCGTGCGCCAAAAATAATATAAATTTTAATAAACTTATATTATTATTTTAAAAGTATCAGGAAATTATTGATAAATATTTTTGGAAAGTCATATTTTTCCCATCAAATTCCTCTTCACAAATTTTAATAGTTTTTAATTTTTTTATAACATTTATTGTTATTTTTTTACCATTATTTCCTCCATTTTCTCCATATTTATCACATAAATTCTTTAATATATTTTTATACGGAATATTTTTTTCCATCATAAATAGAGCCTCAATCATTTGATCAACTGTCAATGTTCTATTATTTTGTGATAATTTTTTACTTCTATTTATTGTATATTGATTTATTTTTTGTTTAATAATTTTTAAATATTCATCATATGAAATATCCAATCCTTCAAATTCTTCCTCATACAGTTGTGTTTTTCCTGACCATACATTTTTAACAATACTATCACTTATATTATTACCATCCTTTGTTTTGAAATCAACGTGATTGTTAATATCTGTAGACGATATACCTTTATTTTTTAACATAAGTATTTTTATCATTTGTTTAACTGTTAATTTTCTTTTACTTTTAGAAGTTGATCTATTTTTTTCAAGTTTTAATTCATCATCAGTCATATCTTTATTCTTATTTTCAATCTCTTTCTTTTTTTGCCAATTTTCTTCAACAATTTTATCTATATTTTCTTCAATGTATGACATTTTTTTAACTTTACCATTCACAATATTATCAACATATTGTCTTGATATATTAAATACAGCACCAATATCTTCGTGAGTTTCTCCATTATTGTGAAATTCAATTATCATATCAATATCTTCATCACTTATTTTACGATCTTTTAACAACACTGACTTAGAAATATTTTTACTATGTTCGTCAAGTCTATCAACACCATAATTTGGATTACCAATACCTAACTTGGCTACAGACATCTTAATACGTGCATCATCTTTATTTAATTGTTTTTTGATTTCTTTTGCATCTATTTTATACTGTTTTTTAATATTTTTTTGGTTATTATTTCTACCAATAATATCATTTTTATTTATATCAATACTTGTGTGTTTTTCATTTTTCAATATTTCTGCCAATTCTCCTCTTATTTTTTGTTTTTCTTTCATATGTAATGATGGATCTTCATCAAAATATTTCAAAATACATTCAATTTGTATTTTTTTAATAATTACATGATCTAACATATCTATAAAATATTTTTCCATAATTTTTCTATTACTTGCCTTCCAATGTCCATATTTGACTGATACAGTTCCACAATTAAAAAATTTTTGTATCTCATATAAAATATCTATATTGTTTAATTGTGCAATTGATACACTATAACCTGTATAATTATTAGGACTACCACCAATACGAATGCATCCTTCAGCATCAAATAGACCACAAATATAGATAAAATCAATTTTATTAAAATCAATTAATTTACTTTTTACAATTTTTTGATTTAAACTATGTATTCTCAAACATAATTTCTCTTTTTCTATGTCTTTACCAGATTTATTAATAAGTGGTAAAAATTTTTTTGCAAGTAAAACCTGTTCATACTTTAATATACAACCTTTTTCTAAATAATCTAATATTTTTTTACAATCAAGACCATTAACTTTCCAAGAATATTGTTGTCTGCGTGCATCAGTATCTGGTTGTTTTCTTTTGTACATTGAACCACCAAACATTGATTGTAATAATTTTAATATATTAAATACTGATTGTGGAAATGTTATAGACAAGTTATAATAAGATTCACCCTCTTTATATATAGAAATTGTTCCATCTCCGTCAAATAATCCACCTAAGTATTTAGGATCAAAATTTATAACTAAATCATTATTAGTAGTAATTTTTATATGTTCTTTAAATTTGTTATTGTGATAATAATCCCTTGCATAACTATTTTTAATAATCTTATATACATCTTCACCTAAAGCATTTTTTAATCTACTATTGTATGCTTTAACATATTGGCAATTTTGTTCCTGTTTTTTAAAAATGTCAAAATATAATTCTAAATCTGTTTTTAAACATAAATTATCATTTTTTTTTGTTTTATCATTATCAAATTTTTTAGTTGTTAATCGTGTATAACGAGGCATAGCCCATCTATTTTTCCAATAATTAACAATTTCTTCTAAAGTAATTACATCAATTTCATAACTATTAGCTTTTCCAACTAAAAAATCTTTACATTTTTTTCCTGTATATCCAAAATATATACCTCTTTTTATATTGTGGTCTAATATATCATATTTTAAACCCAATAATTGTAATATTTTTTTAATATTTTTTCTTCTACCATCACCAATTCCACTATTGTTTTTTTTTGAAAAATCCAATCCACAATCTTCACCAAATTTTTTCATTCTGTCATATAATGTGTCCGGTAAATTTGGAACAGCACCTTTAGTATATCCAATAAAATTAATATATTTTGACCTATCATACTGACTTGATTTACCGTATAATCCTAATGTTGTATATCCAGCAATGTAATGTCCATATTTTTTAAACATATAATCTTGAACCTCTTTTGAAAAGCATATACCTACTAACAATTTTCCAACAAGTAGATTATAACTAATTGGTTGCAATCCCACGCAACAAGAAATATTCATAATATGATTAATTTTTTTTTCGTCAAATTTATTAGTTCTATTCCACCCAATATATTCATCCCTATCTTTCATAGCTTTTAGATCACTATGTAGTTCTAATATACCTAAATATTTTTTTGATGTTTTATCTTTAATCAACATTCGTATTATTTTTCCAGGGTATTTGTTAGATCTAAAAGAACTAGTATTCTTTCTAAAAAAATTCCATATATCTTTTTGTTTTATGCTTTCAACAAATTCAATTTCTATTTTTAAATTATTTATAAGATTTAAATTATACTCATTTATTTTACAATTGTCACTATTTATTATACTATAGTCTAAGTCATTGAATATTTTGTTAATATAATACTCCCTTTTATAGCGAAATTTTGATTTGTTAATTTCCCGTTTTTTATTAATTTTATCAACATATTTTGCACCATTCTTATTTTTTTTTGCAATTTTAAATATTTCATTCACTATTTCATTACGTTCTATCAATAGTTTTTCAGTTAATTCATTAATATTATTATCTTTTAAAGTTTTAGAATTTATTATATTCGGATCCATATTTTTCTATTTTTTATGTATATTATTATATTTCATTTTTTTAAGTACTTTTAATAATTTTAACATTAAAAATAATAATATGTTATAATACATGGCATATACACTGATTAAAGCACTTACTGAATATCTACAGCAAAATTTTCCATATTTTTTATAAGTTCATCTACAATTGATAGATCTTGATCAGTATATTTTTCAACTTCATCTCTTATTTCTAAATATTCCATTTTATCTATATTTTCTGACATATATTGTAGCACATCTGTGTCTATATTACAATAATATAATTCTATATTTTTAATATTACCAATTAGATCTTTCATTGATTGAATATTAATATGACATACACTTAATTTTACACCCTTGAAGATTTCAGATGGAACAAAAATTTTATATTATAAACTATTATAATATGAAATATAAAAGTGAAGATTATAAAATTACTGCTGTTAAATATTACTTAAAATATGATATTACAAATTAATTATTATTATCCATAATAATTTATAAAATAATTATTATGAATAATTTCTACGTTGTACACTGTGATCATTGGGAAGATTATGGTAGAAATAGAACTGTATACTGCAAAACTCGTGAAAAGGCTGTAGAATTAGCAATAGATTTTTTATTAAATGACAACAACACTTATGATACGATGTTATATACACTTTTATCTGCCATACTGAATTCACCCATTTTGATGTGGATGTCGTTTTGCCAAATGATGTAAAATATACATGTAAAACACCATACATAAAAGATATATATGGGATTGATAGGTTTGAACACATCTTTTACAGTGTTGTTAAGGTTGTGATTACTAAAAATAGTAATACCAACACTACTTAAAAAAATATTGCAAATTATAATACATAATGCCTGAAAGATCGAGAAAACGACGATGTGTAGTCAGCTCTAAAAATACGAATGAATCATATGCGGTAGATGTAGAAGAAGATAAACTGAATAAATGGTCAGAAGAGTTCAATTCTGATCCCGCCAATGTGATGATTAAAAATGCAGTAGTATCAGTTGGTTCTGGTAATATTGCAATTGATTCTGAGGAATCACGTAAAGTGACGCATCTATTTATGAATACATTAAAGAAACACAATTTAAAGGCGACTAATCAGGGGCAAAGTGGTAGATGTTGGATGTTCTCTGGTCTGAATACATTTCGTCATCTATTGATTAAAGCTTTAAATTTGGAGAACTTTGAATTTTCGGAAACATATCTGTTTTTTTATGATAAATTGGAACGTTGTAATTATGTTTTACAATGGTTTATTGATCATCCAGAATATAATATTTATTCACGCGAAGCTGAATTTATGATATCAAGTGGTGCATATATGGGAGATGGAGGATATTGGCATTCATTTACAAATTTGATTAAGAAATATGGTGTGGTACCAAAAGAAGCAATGCCGGAAACGTGGCAATCACAGGATTCAGATGATTTAAATTCGGAGATTTTGTATAGATTATTTTCTTGTGCAAATTGGATTTATCGGAATCATTCCAAGATGACACATAATCAATTAATGAAACAGAAGAATGATACCATTAAACAGATTCATTCTATTTTGGTTAAATATTTGGGTGAACCACCGAAAGATTTTGTTTGGTATTATCAGACTGAAGGTAATGATGAAAATAGCACTAATGCTTTACAGAGTACACCAAAAGATTTCACAGAGATGTGTTTATCTGGACTGGATATGGATGATTTTGTGGTTTTAGGTAATTTTCCGATGGAACGTTGTTTAGAGCGTAAAAAGTATGAAGTTGGATACACGTCTAATTTAACAGATGGACAGAATACATCTTTTGTCAATCTACCGATTTATGAATTAAAGAAGTATGTTAAAAAATCTATTTTACAAGGACTACCAGTATGGTTTTCAGCTGATGTATCACATGGTTTTAACTATATTAATTCATCATTAAATAATAAAATGTCTAATACGGATCTTCTTTTTGGTCCATCACTTCAATTTTCTAAGGGTGATCGTGTAGATTTTGGTGTATCAAATGGTAATCATGCGATGTTAATTTTGGGTGTTAATTTAGATGAAAATGAGAACCCAGTCTCGTGGCAAGTTGAAAATTCGTGGGGATTTGCTGATAGTCATGAGCGAGGTATGGATGGTTTTTTATCAATGAGTGATGAATGGTTTGAGGAGAATGTATTTCAGGTTGCAGTTCATAAGAAGTTTTTATCTCGAACATTACAAAAAGTGGTGGAAGAGCCTGCACAATATTTAAATCCATGGGATTCCATGGCACCAGCGTTGAAGGTAAAACCGATGGATGCTCCTAAAGATTATTTAGAAAAATTAGGTTGTAAAAAATGGAAAGTTATGTAAATTATAATAAATTATAATAATAATTTTTTATTTAATATTAAATATTAAATAAAATTATGATATAAATTCTACCTTCAAATCTCCGTCTTTATATGTACATTTAGCAAATGCTCCTGCTGCTCCCATAATCACTTTATAACCTCTCCATTGTGTATAGATTGATATATGATGATGTCCAACTAATAGTGCAACAATATTATATCCTTGAATAGCATCATAAAATTTATCTTTTGTTTTATTGCTCCACCAATCGCTCATCTCACCCGTGAAATTGTAATGAAAAAAGATGATAATATTTTTGTTTTGATGTTCAGATAAATCTCTTTTCAAAAACTTCATACTCTCTTTATCTGGATATCTATCTAAACAAATAAAATGTAGATCAGTAATATCAAATGAGTATCTTTGTGAACCATGTTTTTCACGAATATATTTCAATACTGGATGAACTATATAAGGACGCGGAACATAGTAATCATGATTACCAGCACACAGATAGACTGGCAAATAGTATTCTAATGGCTTCACATACTGTTCTTTCAATGGTGTTAATTGATCCTGTTTTCCACCATAATACCATCCACACATATTTGCGCCATTCCATCCATTATTGGTTAAATCACCGGGACAGATGAGGGCGTTGATGTTCTCATTTTGGCAGAGGTTAATAATTTTTTCAACATGATTTTTTTTATATGATCTAATTTGATTTGTAAAATGGAGGTCTGAATCTACTAAAAATGTTGTACTCGTCATATATTTTATATAATTGCTATTTTTTAAGTATATTTTATATTTTATAATGTTTGTTTTTCAAAAAAAACATAGTGATCAAGAATTTGTATGATGTTCATCACACAAAACAACCTTACCTGAATCATTGTGACCACGGACCTGTTCTGCCTTCTTACAGACTTGACATTGTAACATGATTTTTTCAAGAAATTGTACACATTTTTGATGCTCACAATTGCCTTGTTTACAACGACAAACATTGTTTACAACATCAATTGGTGTTCTTCCCGAATGATCCATCACATTAAAATTCGCTCCTAAC